TGATCTTCGATTCCAACCTTGTAATCCACCATGCGCTTTCCGGACTCTTCCTGCGCACGAACCAATGCCTCTTGCCGCTCCTGTTCAACCTGCGACTTGAACTGCGCCATGAATGCCTCAGAAGCCGTTTGCGCTCCTGCGGCGACGCCGTTTTGCAGTCTGTCGAGCAATCCCATATCAAGCCCCCTGTTGTGCAAGCAAACCGCGCGGCGGTTGTTGTTGCGGTTGTTGCGGTTGTTGCGGTTGCTGTTGTCCAGTAGCGCCCTTGCCCATCTTCGTGAAAATTTCCAGCAGGAACTTCTGGAGAATCTTGATCGCCGCTTGAATGTCCTCGTCGGTCGGATTCCCGGCGCCAGACTGCCGCATGAAATGTGCAAGATCGAACAGCAGCATGACCGCTCCCGGCGCAATCGCTTCCGGAGGAATCCCCTTCGGTGTGCGCTCATCCACCAGTTTCATGATGCCAGCGATTTCGATGGCGAGCTTCTGCGGCATGGGCACATCCGCCTTCAATCCGTCGTCCAGTAGCTTCGCCGTGCTCGGCGAATAGAGCAGCTTCATCCCGGACAGAACGACTTTCTGCACCGCCTTGTTGTTCGCCATTGCGTTCTGAGGAATCACTTCTTCACCCCCGTTTGCGTGGAATAGGTCAGCTTGGCTTCCGGATTGAGCAGCCCGCGAACCTTGTATTTGCTCTTGTCGTAACTCTCTGCCGTCGATTGCATGGCGTTATTCTGCTTCTGGCGCTCAAGATCAAGCCGCTCCCGGTTCAGGCGATTCGTTTCCTTCGCTGTGTCGGACTTCATTGCGCCGCCAATAGCCGAGAACAGCGTAGAAGCAAGAACGGATTGGGTCTTGCCGTCGAGGCTCTTGAACTCTTTCCAGAGGTTCGACGCCCATCCTGAATCATCACTTACGCCATCTTCGGCCCCTACATCCGATTCTCCGTTAGACGAGGTCGCCCATCCGTACGTGCTCCACCCGTTGGCTTCCGATGGTTGCGCGACCGGACCGAATGCCGAAAGTAGGGATACGCCCTTTTCGACATCCGCGCGGTAGCCCGCCACGTCAGCGTATTCATTTTTTCCGGCAAGCTGGTCAACCGTTGGCACCGAATGCTCGATAGGAGAATTGACGATTCTCGTAGGGGCGGAAACCCCTTCAGTGTTGTATGTCTGCAATATGTTGGCTTCTCCGCCACCCACCATTGGCGTGTAGTAATTGCCGTTATCGACAGATATGCCCATTTGCTTACCCTCTCTTCCCCATCAAATCCACATAGTTGAACGAAGGCAGCGAATACGAGAATGACGCGCCCGGCGTGTTTTGTGTGCTTTGCGTGCTTTGCGCAGCCTTGGTGCTGGTGGAAGGGCTGCCCTGCGAAATTGATTGCGTCGGCTGTTTGGTGACTAGCTGGCGCGCTGCCTGGCTGGCAAGCTGCCCGACGAATGGCGAATCCGTCGCTGCCCCGGCAGCACTGCCCGCAACAGAAGACGCCAATGTCGCCACCGGGTCGCCGCCGCTGACTGCCGCCAGCGCGGTCTTGCCTGCGGTATTCACCATGTTCGAGGTCGAGAGCAATCCGCCCGTCTTGCTGAGTGTCGATGAATAGCCACCAATCGCCCCGCCAGCGCCGCCGAGCAATGCGCCCTTGAGCGGATCGCCGCCAGTGATAGCCGCCGTGGTTCCGCCCGCTGCTGCGCCGACAATGGCGTTCGATGCCACCGTCGCCGTTACAGCAGAATACCCAGCGGCTTTCATGGATGCTGCCAATGGCGCGCCGAATCCCATCGTGGCAATCGTCGTAATCCCGCCAATGACGGCGGATTCCAGAAACTTGTCAAACTTTGAAGCCTTGGCATCATAGGCTGTGATTTTCCGCCACTCGCCGCGAAACCCGTCTGACACAGAACGGTTGAACTGATCCGTGCCATAGTCCCCGTAATTGTTGTGAGTTAGAGCGTAGTTGCTCCACGAATCCAGATTCTTGCCGTTCTTCGTGGCCAGCGCGGATACCATAAAGGCCGGATCGTAGGACAAACCTAGTTCGGATGCTGATACGCTCTTCGTTGGCTGGTGCGCGTAGTCTGCTGGATTGAACGATGAAACGCCGATTTCCCCTTTGGCCGGGTAGAAGTCGAAACTAGCAGTTTTGCCGTTGTATCGCCATTGCCCAGCACCTTCGACGGAACGGTCTTGCAGAGACTTACCCCCTTCGGAATCTTCGATTTCTTGTCGTTCGATGCGTCCTTGCGTCTGGATGATGAACGGGCTATTCCCGTTCGATGTGCGATAAAGATAGGAATTCTCGCCGAATGCCGCGTCCCAATCAGTCTTGACGGGCATGGCTTGTTGCTGCACGGCTGGCACTTGACCCGTCGCGGATTGCTGTACTGGAGTTGATTCGGCTGTTGCGCCCGTCGGTTGCCTGTAGTCGCCAAAAGACTCGAATCGGCCATCCAGGGCCAGCGCGAAAGTCATTATTCAACCGCCCACAATTGGCTGATTCCCTCGACCCCTGCAACCGCCGCCGCCGCCGTCATCGAGTTACGCATAACCACTTCTGCCGCCTCTCTTGCCGCCGCCTTGCTGGCCGCATCCAGATTCGTATCCAGGTCAATCTTGCTGATTGCGTTGGCGTAGTTCCCCATCGCATTCGTCACGGCATTCTGGAAGTTCCCGCGCTCTGATGCGCCAATCTGACGATTGGAAATCAGATTGTTGGCTTCAATCGTCGCCTGTGAAATCTTCTCGCGCGAAGCGGTATCCAGCCGGTTGATGTTCTCTTGCGTCGCCGCGTTCAACTGCGCGACCGCCATCGACTGCGCATTGTTCTCACGGGCGATGTCTTTGCGTATCTGCGCATCCAGCTCGGCAAGTTGCTGCTGCGAGGTAAGCTGCTGCGCCTGCCGCGCCCCTGCGCCCGCTTCTTGAATACGCGCCCGTTGCGTCGAACCGGCGTCGTTCATGTTCGCAATGCTGGCCTGCGTGCCGAGTTGCGCATTCGTCTGCGCGGCGTTGGCGTAGATGCCGGAATCCGTCGTCGCCGAAGTCAGATCCACCACGTCGCGGGCTTTCTGCGCTTCGCCCACCGCCATCGAGGAATTCAGCAAGCCGCGCGAATTGGCACGCTCCATCGAAGCCGTCTCGGCCAGTTGCTTCGCCAGACTGTCCTTTGCGCTGTACTGCTCATACAGCCCTTGCGAAGTCTTGGTCGGATCGACGGTGATTTGCTGCGCTTGCGCCTGAACAGCGGACGGCTCGGCTTGAATCTGCGGAGCGGAAACCGGCTGCACGGGCGAAAGCGGCGCAGACTGTTGTGTCTGCGTCTGGGATTGTTGAGCAAGCAACCCCTGCGGCTTGTCCGGCTGTTGCGTGGCCGTTGTCCCACCATTCATCCAGGCCCGCGATTGTTCAGGAGTGTAACCAAATGCCGCGCCGACATCATTGATCGAGTATTGATCGGCAGGGTTGCCAATGGTGCCGTTGTACTTCGCAAGCGCCGTGTTGATCCCTTGCGGATCAAACTTGAGGTTGTTGGCAGAAAGGTAGTCCGTTACGTCTTTCTGCGTTAGCGGATTCTTCACCATGATCGATCCCCAAAATGAAAAAACCGCCTCAATGGGCGGTTTGTAGGATTTTCGGGCGCACCTCGCCCGGCGGTTGAATTATAGCCGATGTGGCACTGGAGTGCTTGTGCTCATATCCCAAGCTCCCCACGCAGCTCCGGCACGCTGTGCGGCATCGGGCCGTGGCTACTGAAGTCGAGGTTATCGACGCTGGATACGGTGACGAGCGCCTTGCGGGTGTAGTAGTCATCCCACACCGCGCTCGACCAGGCCGACACGGCCAGCGCCTTGGGCAGCGATTGCAGCACGCCGATGGTCAGCAGGCCGATGGCGACGCCGCTGATGTGGCTCGACGTGTAGGCATCCGCTGCCGCCCACAGACGGTCGACCTTCGCGGCGACGGTCGCGGCATCCCGTTCCGCCTGTTCAGCCGCAGACTGCTCCGCCCACCAAGTCTCGATAACGAACTCATCGACCACATATCGCCACCCACCTCCCCTCCACGGCTGCGGGGGAGGGGTGTCCAGCAATTCGCACGTATCCGGCGTCATGCGCGAATCCATGAAGCCGTCGCCACGCAAGACGCCGTCTTCAAATCGCAAATCACCTGCATAAATGGCAAGGCCGCTAATTAATTCGATTGCAATCATTGTTGGGTCACCTTACATATTGGAAAGAACACATGCTGTTCCGTAGCTGGAATTGCCAGCGTCCCGATACGTCACAACCGCCTTGCTGCTGTTGAGTGCGGCTACGGATATGTAGTCGGTGCTTGCTGACTCGAAGACCGCCGGAGTCCCCGCCGTCACCGTCGTCCCACTGATCGAAAGAACACATGCTGTTCCGTAGTAGTAATTGCCAGCGTCCTGATACGTCACAACCGCCTTGCTGCTGTCGAGTACGGCTACGGATATGTAGGCGGCGCTTGCTGACTCGAAGACCGCCGGAGTCCCCGCCGTCACCGTCGTCCCACTGATCGAAAGAACACATGCTGTTCCGTAGTAGTAATTGCCAGCGTCCTGATACGTCACAACCGCCTTGCTGCTGTCGAGTACGGCTACGGATATGTGGTTGGTGGTTGCTGACTCGAAGACAGACGGGATTCCCGTCTCAATACCGTCGTAAAACTGGTAAGCCCCCCAGGTATTCGTTGCTGCGTCTGTCAGCGCCACCAGTACAACGCTGTTTGGGTAAATGACACGAACAATGCTCCCGGAATTGTTCTTCAGCGTAACGTTATGCCCTGTTCTGTTGCGGATGACATACGGGAAGCCGCCTTCCGTCATGCTGGTGGAGTCGGGAAGGTTAATCGCCCGCCCCGACACAGCCGCCGTGATGGTCTGCACCTGATCCGATGCGCCGGTCAGCGTCGCATTGCCGGAGGTGAGGTCGAGCGTTGTAGCGCCGCTTGCTTGTGATGGCCCTTTCGGCCCTGAAACGGCCAGAGTCCATGCTGAAATCGTCCCTGCCCCTGTTGCAGTTTCGACATTGATAATCAACGCACCCGTTCCGCTGTCGTAACTTGTAACTTCACCGTGCATCCAGTTTTCCGGCGATGCGGTCGAGGTGATTGTCATAAACATGCCGACGACGATGTTCTTGCCGGTCTGGATGGTCAGCGACTTCGCGCCGGTGCCGATGGTGAGGCTGCTGGTACTGGTGGCGTTGCTTCCTGCAATCGGACTAACTGCGGCTTGGACAAATGCGGTCGACGCTGGGTTCGTTGAGTTATCGCTTGATACTTGTGTCGCAACAACTACTGTTGCCCCGCTGAAATTATGCGTCCCGCTGTAGGTTCCTCCAGCTTTTTCTGATCTGGCGTCAAGCTGCGTCTGCACAGCACTTGTCACGCCGTCCAGATAACCAATCTCGGTCGCTGATACAGTCCCGATGGCCGTGCCCGCCGGTAGCGTAACTGCCGTCGCCCCGCTGAAATCATGCGCCCCGCTGTAAGTTTCTCCTGCGGTATCCGCTTTTGTCGCAATCGCGGTAGCGACCGCTTGAAACTCGCTGCGGATGGTCGCCGATGCCCCGCGCGTCTGGTCGGCGGGTGCCCCTGTTGGGGTGTAATCACTCATCTTGCCAATCTCCTGATCGTGAATTGGAACGTCGCTCCCTGAATCGTGTGCGGCGAATCAATGGAGCTGTTGCCATATACCAACAACGAAATGTTCTTTTCAGTCCCGCCGAGCGGCACATCGAACGAGGTCACAATCGGTGCGTCCCATGTGAAGTCGTCCCATGTGAACTGATCCCAATACCCGCCCGCGCCAACGGCTGATTGACTTGTTGCGCTACTTTGCGCGTATGTTGAACTTCCACTGGCGATGTCGTATGACGTGCTCAATGACGCGTATTCATCAATCACAATATCCAGCACGGCCTTTCTGAACGTCTTCAGGTAGCGCGGGGTTTTCAGATGGTTGTACGGCAGTCTTAGCCAGCTCTCGATTGCGCTACCGTCGAATGAAGTGCCTACCCCGTCCTGATAGACATAGCCATCATCCGAGCCGAAATAGCAGACCTCGCGCCCGGACGAATTCATTCCCGTCGCCACGCAACGAACCGGGATTCCGTAATCCAGCTTCATGAACCCGGTTGAAATCGGGCCGTATTTCCCTTGCCCAATGCCCATGCACAGCGCAACCCCATCCGAGAAGAACAGCCGGTACTGGTTCTTTTCCTTCAGCACGCAGCTCGTCGTCACCGTTCCTTGAATGTCGTTGATGAGCGGCTGAATCAATCCCGACACGGCATTGAATTGGAAGTCGCCGAATGCCTGCGTTTGGCTGACCTGTTGAACGCCACGATCCGACAAGCAGTAAGCAGCGCCCAGCCATTGCGCCGTGCCAGACTTCGCGCCAGTCGTCGGGGAGGCCGTTGCCAGCTTGAAGTCTGCTGACGAAGATCCGTACAGGGTGCGCGTGCTCTCGCTGCTGAATACCGACATGGCGCTTGTCGTCGCATCGCCTGGGAATGGCAACAGCGCCGTGATCGTGTCGCCCATTGCGATTTCCGAAGCCCCGAGAACAGGCGACCACGCATAGGGATCGCCGATGCCGGACATTTGCAGCGAGCCACGGAACGACAGGAACAGGTAATTGCGATGCGCCGCGATATGCGACGGTGTATCCGTCGTCATCCCGGTACGGATTGGAACGAGATACGTCCCGTCAAACTCGAACGCCAGTCCAGAACCATTCACGCCATAGACGCGCTGCGTGTCTGTCGAGCCGGTGAAGTTGTATTGAACAAACTCATAATTCCCGCCAGCCGGTAGCGTCACGGCAGTTTGCGCGCCGGAAAGCGTTAGCGTCGTCGCACCTATCGTGGCAGCACCAGCGGCGAAGTTCCCGCCCGATGGTGCGGAAATGAGCAGCCTTCCAGCAGCCGCTCCCGTCCATGCGCCGGATTGCTTCGCGGCTCTGCGGAATGTTGCTGTCACGCCGCCTTGCGTGAGCGTTCCGCCTTCCGTTGGTGTTGCGCCACCACCACCGGTAAATTGCACCTCGTACAGCAAAGGGACATTCGACCATCCAGACCCGGTATGCTTGTAGATGTCACACGCCGTGCCGCCTGCATTGTTGCGGAAGGCGTAGAGCACGGACTTGTAATACACCAGCCCGCGAATCTGTCCTGAGCCTGGCACGGCCTGAATGTCTGTCCTCAAGTCATCCGCCGCCAGCGCCTTGTAAGCCATGTGCGTGGCAACCGACGAAGCCCCCTCTACGATGGCAGCAGAGGTCGATTCGGCTTGCTTGACGGCGGATACCATCAAGTCCTCGCCTGAAACGAATGTCCCGGTCACGCGGCCGATAATCAGATCTCCCGCATTGATCTGGAGAATCTTTCCCGTCGCGGACGAGGTATTGCCGGTGATAGTGTTGCCAACCGCTAGCGTCCCGGTCAATGTGATGCCAATCACAGAGTAGGTTGCTGTTGATGGTGAAGTCCTGCCGTCGAACCGCTCGAATCCATTGACGCGCCGGTATCCGCCGTTGATGCTGTCAATCTCGTAGTTGCACGAGTCCATGACATATCCGGGTTTAATGAGCGTCGCGGCTGTGACAAGATCAAGCCCACCTGCCAACTGGTGAAACTGAACATCAACGTTCGGGATGGGAATCACACCAGCGCCCCGCCCATGCGAACCATCGGCGTCTGATTGCGCACCAGCGCCGTCAGTATCCTGCGATAGTTCTGTTCGCCATCGTTGAACACTTCCCCTGCTGCTGTGAATCGGCCATACATCATCATCGCCCGATAGACAATCGCCATGTGAAACTCGGCCGGCATTTCCGGCTCGTCGGCATCGGCTGCTAGCGTTTGGGCGGATTTCCAATATTCACCGGCAACCGTATAACCTGCGGTCGGCTTCGGCCCAAGGCCCAATGAGTTGGTCGGCATGATCGTGCAGGCAATCGGTCGTTGCGCCGTCTGCGTGCCAACCCGGTAGAGATAGCGCCAATCTTCGTAGGGGATGAACGGGATGGTCATTTCATCGCCCACCCCGATTGCAGTGGTGTAGACCCGGATGTCGTCCTTGTCGAAAGCCCTGCACCGCGAAGCAATCCCGGCTTCCGTTGCGGTGTAGGTATCCTGGTCGGCAATCGTGGTGAAAGAGAACGTTCCTCGCATCCAGTTCCAGTCATTGCGCTGGAGCTGGATGTCCTGCCATGCCGAAGCCACCCAATCAACGATGCGGCGGTTTTCGCCAGTCTGGCCGGTCACGGCAGACGGACCACTTCCAGACGCATCGACTTCACGCGCGAGCCGCTGGCAGAGTTCGAGGAACGTCACTGGATCAACCCTCCATCAAAACACGGGTCAGCCAGTCATAACCGCGCGGGTTGTTGTCCTCAACCACGGTGAACGGGTACTTCGAGGACGTATTGCGCAGGATCTCATTGCGCGGCTGTTCCTCTTCAGACGAACCGGTGCGCGTGTCGATGGATTCCGGCTTCGACCGAGCGAGCACTTCCACAAACTTGCGCTTGAGCTTGAAGTTCTGGCCGACGGGAACCCAACAGGCTTCACCATTCACATACACATCGACCAGCTTCGGCGCGTTCTTCTCGGATGAACGCTCCAGCCGGATTGTCATCGGCTCTTCCATGAAAGCCAGCGATGCGTAGTAATCGTTATTGGCCGACCCCGGTTCAACGATGTCGATCTTCTCGCCTTCGCGGATCAACGTTTCGTTCAGCGGCGGAATGATGATGTTCGGCCGCTGCCCGACTTCCATATCTTCAGTGCTGAATTCCTTGCGCGTGCGTCCGCGCTTGATGCTGACTTCTTCGACTTGATCCATTTGCTTCTCCTGAAAAAGAAATGGGGCCATCCGCAAATGCAGACAGCCCCATCGTGTTGCTTCTCCTGAATGATGAATACGCTATGGCAACCTGTTCAGGCCCAGGCTTTCGGAAGCCACCCTAGCCATAGCGCAACGATTACGCCGTGATCGGGCGTTGCGGCATGACCATCAGATCCACGAAGGTCTTGGTAATGCCGGTCTGGCTGGCCTGGTTGCTGACGCCCATCGTCCATGCCGAACCCGTCGAAATGACCTTGACGAACTCAAGGCCAATCGGGCACAGCGTATCCGGGATCGCCGGCAGCTTCGGCGCTTCGGAATACACGCCAGCATCCGAGTAATCCACGATGCCGCCCTGAACGATCTTCAGAGCGCCGGACGTATCCAGACAGATGGCGAACACGCCTGCTTTGTTCAGGGCCAATGCGGTGAAAGCAGCCCCGGTCACAGCATCGGTCGTCGGCGTCGTCCCGTTAGACGCAGCAGCAGCGGTGTATGCTTTACCGCCAATGCAGTACAGCGAAGCATTCGCCGTGGTGGTCGTGGTGGTCGTGCCAACAGCAAGACCGGCTTTGGTGGTGCAGAAAGTCGAGATGAAATTTTGTGCGGGAATCATGTTTGTTTCTCCTTAGAGTTTGACGGACGGATCGAATGCGCCCATCGTATTCACATACACAGTTGTTGCGGTATCCAGCGCGGTCGTCCCGCCAGTAAATGCCGACGCATAGGTAATCATCACGAAGCCGATAATCGCCTTGCCTTGCGGCGTTTGCGGGAACGTCACACCGGCAGCGGTGGAATCCTCGCGGCCAAATTGCACGGAAGTCGTACCGGCGCTATCGACGTAGAACACGGCGCAGTTGTAGTACCCTGCGGTGATGTTCAGCCCGGTCAATGCCGGCATGTCGGCAGCAGACAGAGCGACATATTTGCCATCGGCAACGGCATAGACCGTATTAACGGTCTTCACCAGAACGCCACCACCTGCCTTGATCGCCAGCCCGCCCGTGTTGAAAATCTGACTGGAAAGACGATCCGCGACAGCGAACAGCGCCGGTTTTAACGCGGCCTCGACATTGGCTTGTCCAAGTGCATTGAGTTGTTGGGTTACGGTGTTAATCATTGCTGTCTCCTTGAAAGTTGGGCCGCTCAACTAGCCGGCCCAATGGCATCAGAGCGAGGACGCGCCGACGTTGGCAACAGCCAGCCAGCCGTTGTTTTCAAGGAAAACCGCCTTGTACCAGATGGTCCCGGCATAGCCGCGCTGGCCGAAGGGGTCGCTCTTCGACTTCTCGCCCGGAGGCAGATAGGTCGGCTTCAACGCATCCAGACCGCGCACGGCGACTTGCGACCAAGCATCCTTTGCGGCGACGATGATCGGGTAGACGTCCGGATTGGTGCCGGTGGTCGAAGACAGGCCGACCGCCGAAGCCGTCACCGACGTTGCGGCGTCCTGATACGAAGGCAGGTCCGGCGAGGTCACGAAGCGGAAGCGCTCAACCTTGCCGACTTCGAACGGCATCGCCTGTCCGGCGTACTGCGAAGCGTCGATGAATCCCGGAAGGTCGCGGATGTCCGGTTCAAGGTCGGTGTGGCAATAGACCACATAGCCAGGGGCGACCGGATCGCTGCCGAAGTTGTTGCTACCCTTCAGCACGCTGGTCACGTTCTCGCCGTGATTGGCTTGCAGGCTCTTGACGATCTTGCGAACGAGATTGAGCGACAGCTTGCCATTGACAGTCGCGCGACTGGTGCCAGTGCCGCCGTAGAACTGATTGGTCGAAGCCTTCAGCGCGCCGAAGATCATCAGCTCGTTGATGAGCGCGACACGCTCGCCGATTTGCTCCTTGATCGCGCCGGGGATGTCGTCTTCGTACAGGTCATAGACCTGATCGGTGAACGAGTACAGGCAGGCGTACTGATTCAGTACGACCGTCTGGTCTTGCGGCGTGATCTGATCCGGCGTAGGCGTCACGCCTTCCGACGTTTGCGCGGCAGCGACCAGCGCGGCAGCACGATCCCCAGTGCCGTTGGCAATCAGCAGATTGCCGTTGGTTGCCGACGTGGTGCCATTCGGCAGCCAGCGACGCGCGACATAGGTATTGCTGTTGTTTTTCGGGAACGTCACCTGACGGCCACCGCGCGCAAGCACTTCATGCGGGACAGCGTGCTTCAGGATTCCGCCAGCGTACTTGCCAATTCGAGCAGTAGTGCTCATGGTATTTGCAGCCATTTTTGTTACTCCTTATGATTTACGAATTGAATGCCGCATTGAAAGCATCCAATGCGGAATCACTGGTGCCGGCATGGCCTCCAGTGCCCTTGGGCGTTACCGCCGCTGCTAAACGTTTTTGCCGGGTCTGCGCGGTTGCCTCGGCCTTGCTGCGCTCAGTCTTGAAGTTCGTCAGGGCTTCGGACACAAAATCCGAATCCATCGACTCATTCAGCTTTTGCACATACTCGGCCGGCTGCTTCTGCAGCCATCCCTGGAATTCCGGACTGCCAGACACTTCGCGCCAGTCCTTGTGCGCTTTGGTTAGCAATCGTTCTTCGATCAGCCGCTCGGCGCGCTCACTGACAAGGCGCTCGATGTCGGCCTCTTGAAGTCCGACCGGCTGTTGCGAAGCGGAAAGCGGGATGCGTGTTGCGAATTTCTCCAGCGATTTACGCAGCATCGGGGCCAGTTCCGGCCACTCCTGCGCGAAGTCCTCCACTACGTCGTCTGTCACCTCGATATTTCCAGCAACGCCGCGCGCCTGGACTTGCTCATTCAGTTGTTGAATCTTCTGGCCGAGACTGCCAAAAGACTTGTCGATCTTCCCCTGAATCTCATCAACCTTCGCCGCCTTGGAGAGCAACTGCTCGTAGTCGGCCTTGGTGATTTGCGCGTATTCAGGTTCAACCGCTTCAGGTTCATTGGGTTCTTCGTTCTGCTCCGGCGCTGGCGTCCCCGTCTGCGCTACGGCCTCATCGCTGAAAGCCCCATCGAATGCCGCATTGGCTGCATCCGTTTGTTCCTGCTGCTCGACAACTTCCTGACTGACTTCATCGCTCATTCGCGTACCCCACAAAAACAAAAACCGCCCGTAGGCGGTTCAACACAACGACGCCAGCGCGGTAATGCCGTGGGCGTCCCCTTGCCGTCCTTGCGGGCGGCGTATTACTGAAACTCGACTGGATCTTCTCCAACCGAGAGCAATCCCTTAACCTCTGCAATCCTCCCGCGAATCGACGCGGTTTGAACGGCATCGAGGGATTCGTTATCGTTCATCAACCTAAGCCGCTCAAGCCTGGATTCAAGATGCGCCTTGATCGCCAGCCATACCGGGCTGAGTTGTTCAGTCTTGGAAATGTTCATTGTTCAAAGGCATGGCCTGGCAATGCACGGCCTGCCGGCTCTGTAGGTGGCGTGGCGACTTGCCCGCCTTCGAGCATCGACAGTTCCTTTTGCACCTTCAGCTTCATCGCCGAATCTGCAAGGTCTGCCTTGATTTGCTCCAGCGTGATTTCCCGCTTATTGGCATAGTCCAGCATCGCCAGCTCTCGGCGGATGTTCAGCTCTGCCATGCGTGCTTGATGCTCGGCCTGCGTGCGCATCGTCTCGGCCTCGACATAAGCCCGATCGCGGTCTGTATCCACCTGGATTCGAGTCTGCATCAACTGATTCGACGCTTGCGCCTTCTGCATCTCCACTTGCGCCCTGATTTGCGCGGCCTGCACCTGCGGCGACACCTGCGGCTGCTGCGACATCTTTTCCTTCTCTGCTTCTGTCAGTTGCAGTGCCTTCGCGTTCAACTGCTTCGAACGCAAAACTTCTTCCATCCATCGTTCAGGCGAAATCCCAAACGCCGGGTTCATCACCAGTTGGCCCATCTGCTGAAGGAATTGATCTTGGATAGACCGCTCGATCAAAGCACCAGAGCAATGCGCGTCAATCTGGTAATCGCCCTTCTCGTCGTCCGGAACATCAGGATCGAGCAGCAGCCACTCATATAGCGCCTCAACCACCCGACTGGTGATGTAGTCATCCACCTGATAACCAACCGCACGGAGAAGCTGATTGGCGTTGTTGTTCTGCAACTGCATGCCGCCGAAGGTATCCGGCGTGGTATTGCCCGACTGCCCTTGAGTCACCAGTGGGATGCTCGTTGATTCTTCGGCGATGCGGAAAGCGTACTCAATGATCGCCATCATCTGCGGCTGCATTGACGGGAACTGAGTGAGCATGAACGCCTTGCGAACGTCGTCCATGACAGCCCCGGCTGCGCGGTGCCATATCTTGTCGTTGGTGATGGCCCAATCGCCATTCGCCGGGACAATGGCCTCGGTATCAATGACAATCTGCGCCCCAGCACTGCGGCCAGCATTGGTCAGCATCGCTCGGGTCGCCGCATTGACCACCGCTTGAGCGGTTTTGCATTGCTCTCCAGGGCCAACCCCCACCCAAGACCCTGCACGCCGACGCCAAGGCATGACGTTGTAGGGGAACACGCCGGAATCCAGCGGGTTGATGACCGCGCGAATCACCGTCGAATTCACCACCGTCACAATGGCGTAGTATTCCTCTCGGGCATCTGACTCGCTGATCCCCTGCGCCCTGGCGGCCATCAGGTCGGATTTCGAGCATGTTCCGTAGAAATACCAGACTTCATACCGCTTATCGGCCTTGCTCTTGTCAGCCAACGGACTCATGCCGTCGCCGCTGTTGCCGCTCGGGCCTTCCTCAAGAACCTTTTCAATCTGCTCGGCAATGAACGTCGGGTTCTTCTTCAGCTCCTTCAGCTTTCGCGCCGTGAAGAAATCCCGCTCAACGATGAAGTCGCCAGAATGAACATCCTCTCCGCACGAAGGATCAGGAAACAAATTCCAAGGATCAATCCATGACATGCCGGGCTGGATGCTCTCGACAATCTGCAAGGCAACCCCGCCTTCTACGCGCGAAACCGCTCGACTTGTCCGCGACTCGGCAAATGGAGCCTTGAGAACGCCAACGCCAATTCGGGATGCGTCATGCAAAACCTTGCGCATCTCGGCAGAGTAGTTCGCCTCAACCATCCAGTCATGAATGCGCTTCTCGGCCTTCTTCGCCTTCTCGTCGGCCTGTTCCTTGATCCCTGCGGCGAGGTCTTTCGTCGTTTTCTGCTGGTCGCCATTCATCAGCGGCTGACCGGCTTCGTCCGCCAGCGGAACCGCCATTTCTTCCAGCTTGGTAATCAGCTCAGGATTCGGCGTTGCCGACAAGCTGAACGGCTTGCCATCCAACGGGAGAATGATTTCGGACAGCTTTGCCGCGCCAGCATCGACATACCGAGCCGTCAGCGGAATGAACACCGTCGATTGCGAAGCGTTTGCGCTGCGGCTTTCCCGTGTCAGAGGCCCATTCAGAGCGGCAGGCTTTGCCCACTTCGCACCTTGCCATTCCGCCCGGTTCGCGTCATCAATCCCGAGATAGCTTTCTTCGCAGTACGTCCAGACATCCTCGATGCCGGATTGCTTGCGGAATTGCACCGCCTCATCGCGTTTTTTGGCGACCATTTGCCCAAGGGCATCCAGACGCGCCAATCGTTCGGCTTCCGCGTCTTCCTGCCCTTGTTCGACAAAATCGCTCATGAGTTCCCCAAAAGAAAAGACCCCGGTTCGCATGGACGAACGGGGGCCGACGGATTCAGTGTATAGGTTATTACTATCGCTGTCTAGCTTTTTATCGCACAACTCTATGAGTCATGCGGTGATGCCAAATCGCCACCCCGGCAGCTCCAGGGATGACATCGAAATCGAATGCGCCTGCATCAAACGCATCGGTTGCGAAGGATGCCGCCGCGAAACTTGCCATTACGCGCCACGCCACAAATCGGAGGATTGGCCTGTCCCGATCACGGATGCACTATTCATTTTACGTACATCGACCGGCAAAGGAGTTGTCGCCGCCTGCGCCCAGATCGCATTCGCCAGTCCTTGCGGCGATAGATCGGTGAATGGCGTCCATTCACCCGCCATCGAGAGCAGTCCACGCAGGTCGGACGCGCCTGAAACCTGCGCCACGCTGCCGCTGCCCTCGAACGGCACGATCATGGCAAGGTTGTTACCGTCGCCGGTCAGGCTGATGCTGCCCGAACCATCCAGGCCAATGGTGAGTTTGAGTACGATGTTGTCGCCGGTCAGCGTGGCGACGACGGCGGTGCCTTCCATGCCTACCACCAGCGACAAACCGCTTTCTCCGGTCAGTTCGGCCACGCTGGCCGTGCCTTCCATCGGCCCGCCTTGCAAGAGGTTGCTCGCCCCTTCGACCATTGCGGCGATGGTGCGCAAGGCTGACATGCTGCCCGCCCGGATGGCGGGCACGGTGCCATTCACGTCGTAGCCGTCAGGCGTGCTCGCGGTTCTGGCAAAGCTCGCATTGACAAAACGGTTCATGCGATCGCTTTTGGACTTGATGCTCGCATCAAGTCCTGGCGCAACGCCGAAGCCCTTATAGGTGCTGCGCGTCATGTACCTGCCATTCGGCCAAAGTGCCATGATTAGCCCCAGACGACTTCCAGGCCACCGGCAAAGGTCGTCGATGCCGCCGTGGCCGCGCCAGAGCCAAACAACCATGTGAGGCAAGCCCCGTCCTTTATTTCTGGCAGGCTCGGGATTTGATTAAGCAGGTCTTTCTCGGTCATCAAGCCAGCGACAGAAAGCGTGATCGTCGCCAGCGGGCGGGCGAGAACCAGCGCGAACGTGCCGGTGTTGGCCGCCGACATAGTGACGGTCTGCACCGATCGAATGCCGGTATCGCCCGAAGCCAGCGGCAGGAAGGGGCCGTAGTTGTTGGCCGCCGTGCCGGAGTGCGAGACATGCCCGGCGATAGCTGAGGCAGTCATGGCAACCGTAACGGGCAGCGTGCTGCCGGCATTCCCGTCCTGATCGGTGTAAGACAATGCGATGTTCTGCGCCGTCGCGCCTGCTGCGGCCGTCTGTACCTGGAAGGCGCGCACACCTCCGCCGTTGGTGTAGCGCAAGCTCGGCGTGCCGACCAGCGTTTGCGCCGACGTGGTGTTGTTGCTGATGCCGGGATAGTAGCCCTGCATATCGACCAACATCAATGTGCCTGGAACCCCCGTTGCCGCCGTCGACCAGGCATTGAGGTTGAGCAAGTGCTTCCGGCTCGGGCTGACGTTGCCGCCGTGTGGCATCCCGAAAATCTGCGTGCCGTTGCCGGTGGCCTCGCTGCATGCCGTCCAGTTTAGTGCGGTTCCTGCCCACGCATTCGCTACCGGCATTGAGCTGAGCATCGACAGGTCATACCAGCGGCCAAGCGCGTAGGCCGATGCGCCGGTGATCTTGTTCCAGTCGTAGCGCGTGGTTTGCCCGTTGGCAATGGCGGTGATGAGATTGTCGATAGATTGGATGGTCATGCTTATCCCCAAACAAAAGTGAAGTTTCCGAACCACGCCACGGTTCTGGCAGTGGTGCCTGCCGCCAGCATGTCGAACCAGCCGAGCCATGCGCCGTCATAGATGCGGGGCGGGGCAAAGGCTTTCTCGGCGATGAAGTTCTTTTCGGCGCAAACGAGGTTGTCACCCAAGACCATCGATCCAAGGATGCGCACGAGGTAAATGCAGTGCAGCCCTCCCGGTGCGGTCGTGTGCTGAATCGAGTTGATGCGCTTAACGCCCTTCGCGCCGCCGCCGAGTGGGATATGCACCGTGCTGCTGGCGGCTCCGGCTGTAGTCCCACAGCCGGAACATACAAGGTTCTGCCCGTTGTTGGGAATATCGACCGTTACCGTCCGTTCCACGTCGCCCGAATCTGTGTAGTTGATGACGGTCAGGCCGTTCTGGATTGCCGGGGCAATGTGATTGACCAAGACCATTTGCACGCCAACACCATCGGCGTAGCGCGGCAGGCTGACGTCGTTGACGCACTCTTGCAGGTCGGTCGAATCGCCATCGATCAGCGGGTAGTAGCCGAGCAGGTCGAACAGCACAACGCTGATTGGCCCGTTGTATGTGCCCTGGCTGCTCCACATTTGCGCTTCGGCGAGATAGCGTTCCTCGCCTGCGGCAATGCCAGGGAACCAGATCGCGTCGTTATTCTGCGCAATGCTGGGCGTGAAGGTCAGCGGCGAACCGACACGCGCGTCGTATGCCGGCTGGCCAGACGCATAAGACGGGTCGGCCCATACCTTCGCATGAGCTGTGCCGGCGTTCTTCTGGAAGCGTTGGACGTGAAACTTCCCCGCCGCGAACGCCGCGTTGAAGTCACTCAGGCTGCGTATCGCCATCGTCGTATTGCTCCACAATGCCGTTTGTGTGATTCGGGCAAACCGGGGCCGGCTCTTGAGGAACCGGCCCAAGCAGTTCGCCGCAGTGGGCGCAGCGATAGACGATCATCAATCAACCGTGCCTTGCAGCGCGCCAGTGTTGAACAGCGGCGTTATACCAGACGAAATATTCCGAGAGGCCGACAGCGCGCCCGAATAAAGGATGTCGCCCGCGCCTGCCGAGAGCAATCCGACAGAAAAGTGCGTGGCCGTTGCTGTGCCCGCCGTGCATTCGCCGAACTGCACGGTCGCCGCGTTGCTCACCTGGCTGCCTGATACCGTGAAGCCGCCAGCCGAGCGGGCAACATCGACACGCGCATAGCCGGTATAGCTCACCTCGTTTGTTGTCTGATTGCCGGCATCGCCGGGGTCGGACGAATGCAAGGCAACGTAGAAGCTGCCCGCCGTGGCGCTGTTCTGCAAACCAGCAGCGTCACCGACGTTTGGCCAATCGACGTTGTTGAACAGCAGATTCAGCAGGTTTGTTTCTGACGCGTTGGACATTGACATTGATTACTCCTCCACAAGTTAAACTGCGCCAAGTGCGGTCGACCGCACTTGCACCACGCGCGTCTTGCTCATCGCCTGTAGCTACCGGGTAAGTGTCGGCGCTCCATCTCGGCGCGATACGCATGCTTGCAATGGTCACGCTCGAACGGCGAAAACAGCGCGTCGATAACCGGCTTGAACCAACGCCCGCCGATCTGGTCGCGCAACCACAGGCGGTAGGCCGCTGCGCTCATAGTCTCGTCGGGCGAGCCGTGGCCCAGCGTCAGCAGGACATAAACGAGCTGGTCGAGGGCGATCAGGATGTTGAGCAGGCGGCGTTTCACGGCAGCACCGCCTTGATGTTGATCCCCTGCGCGATGCCCAACGCCGCAAGCACTGTTACTGCCCATACGACACGCTCCAGCCACCTATCCCGGAGCGCCCGGCGCGAATCGGTGTCGGCGTCCTCGTCGCGCATCTTGGCATCGACCCATGCGCCCCGCTTACGGTTGATGTGGTCATGGATCATCGCCTCTTCCGCCCAGGCCAGGACGCGCAAGTCGCGCTCATCCGTCTTGCGCCGCCGCCCGATCCATTCATGGTCGGCATGATGGACGGGCGCATGGCCGTTGAGCACCATCGCGCGAATGCGCTCCTCGTTTTGCAGTACCGCGTCAAGTTTGCCGCCGATGTCTTCGATGGCTGAGAGCATCAACAACAACAGCATCTTCACCTTCTGGTCGGACTCGTCGGCCAGGGCTTGCAGGATGGCGTCCTTCGGGGCTTTCGCGGTCATTTCGGCTGCGCCCCCTTATTCCGCGTGCCGAACCACCACAGCGTCACCGTGGTGAACAGATACAGGATCGTCCCGACAATCAGTTTGGTCGTTTCATACCTCTGATCCGCTGTCAGCGGCCCGACCTGGCTGGCCAGCTCGTTGTAAATCTGCGTCGTCAGCACGCACAGGTAGATCGTCAGTCCAGGCCGCACCACCCCGCGCAGCACGTCCAGCAACACCAGCAGCCAGCCTTGCCCGCGTGTCGGTTTGACTGCTGCGCTGTACTGCTGCGGCTCAAGCTGGTAGCTCGCAGCCAGGGTTTTTGCATCAGCCTCAACCTCGCGGGCATCCCCCTCGATGGTGGCCACTTGCGTGCGCGCCGCCCACTCCTGCGCCATGATCCTGGCATCCGCCTCACGCATCGCAACCTCGTGCGCTTGCTTGCTGGCCTGCGCTTGCAGGTCGAGCTGTCGGCCCTTGTAGTCCGCATATCTCTGCACTGCCGCGCCAAGGATGCCCGTCGCACCGCCGCCAAGGATAGCGGATGCGGCTGTCCCGATCAGTTCAAGCATCAATGATCTCCAAGTCAAAGGGCTTGCCGCCCATGAGTGTTTCAAAGTTTCGCACCGATGGCATTGAGCGCAGAATGGCCCGCTGCCCGCCAATCCATCCAAGCCGCTCCCCGAGCACGATGCACCCTTGCACCTGAGCTTGCAGCCCAAGTGCTCGATCTCCGACCAGATTCGCCGGATGGATCAGCACCCCGGATCGCCCAGGAACTTCAACGAGCCGATACGTTGACCGCTTAAAGCGCGGGGAAAGCGCCCATATGCAGTGATAAATCCCCGCTGGGATACAGCTTGCGCCCTTGCGGTTATCGCGCCACGGCAATTCACCGGTGTAGGCGGTGAAGGCGTGACCATCGACCGACAGCCGCCCGAACGTTCCATGATCCGTGCTCGGTTGGCGGCGAATCGTAACGCGCACAGTCACTCGACCCCCCACAACGCCAGCCACGCCAGATAGCAGCCCGCGCAGTAGCGCACCCAGGCAGCGTAGGAGTCAGCCACAGAGCAAGACGCACCGACCGGGCGGGCGAAGGTGGCGTAGATGACGCGGCCCATCAGTCCAGCAGCGCCTTAAGCTTGCCCTTCAGCGATTCAAGGCGCTTTTCGGCGTCATTGGCGGCAGCATTGGCGGTCATTGCACGTTGCAGCGCCGCCGTCTCTTGCCGGGTTGCCTCGTCCGCCGATTCGTTCAGCTTGGCGATTTCAGCCGTCACGCGCTCGCGCTCGACCTCGGCACGCTGCATCGCATCCTTGGCTTGCTGATTTGCAGTCGCCACGATGGCCTTTGCGGCTTCGTCCGCCGTGGTTTTTGCCCCGGCGATGATGTCGTCCCGCTTGTCGGCCGCATCTTCGAGGATCTTCCGCGCTGACTCTTTGGCCTGATCAACTTCCGCGCGCGCCTCGTCACGCTTGGCCATCAGCGACACAAGCTCATCCGTCACCGACACGATCGCCTTTTGCCGCTCGGCGATGGTCTGGTCAATCTTGCCGATGTCCTCCAGCGCGTCAGCCACCTGGCCGATGCCCTGGAAAGTCACGGCCATGCGCCGAATCGTTTCGGCTGCGGTAATCAAATCGCTCATCATCAAGTCCTCATCGAGTTTGTACGGCGCAGCAAAGCGGTCACCACGATGGTTGCGCCGACGCCGACAGTGGTAAGGTTCGGGCGCACGAACAGCGGGCGCTCTATCGTCGTGAAAACCTTGTTTGCCGTCGCCGTCGTCTCTGCGCCACCGGCGGCATTGGAAAGGCCGGTCGCGATATACGTCACGCCATCAGCAGAGCCTTGCGGCTTGAGCGTCGCGCCGCCCCAAGTGCCGGTCGCCACCCACGTCACGTCCGCCCACTCTGGGCACTGGATGCCGGCCCCGTCGGAATCGGCGGTCGTGAGCGTCCATTGGTATTGGATGAGCGAGCCATCGCCGTCACCAAGCCCTCGGGTGACGGTCGGATTTACTGTTGCCATGTGGATCTCCTGTTAGATGCCCGTGCCAGGGACGGCAGGGCGGAAAGCTGGGATGTTCAGCGGCCTCGATGGCGGCTCTACTGCGGTTGGTATTGCAAAAGTCATCGCAAGCGAATCGGCGCAGTCCGGGGATTTCACGCCTCTCCGCTTGGCGTCGTCCTTTGACTCAAGGAGCATTTCGCCAGACCGGAAGGAATAGCGTAGCGATGTCAAATCAACTTGTAGATCGTTGTCATTCGGGATGCTGGCTGTCTTCAACCACTCCCCCATTTCGCGCCACATATAAGCGCGGAGGTTGTAGTCTCGACCGTTGTCCATCCTCAATGAAGAATTTACGTCGACGACTATCGCGCGACGCTTACCTGTGATCTTGTCGATCACGTCTGGAAAGAATCCGCGCATCACGTCGGCCACCCCAGCGCCAACGCCGATGGTATCGACGGCGATCTGCTCCGGGCGCTCGCCGTAGGCCACGATTTCAGCTCGCGCACGACCGGCGACCTCAGTGATGTCGAGCTTCGCCAGCTTGATTTGCTTCAACAAAACCCGCCCACGTCTGAACGTAATGACAGTTTTGTCATTACCGAATCGAGCTACGTCAATACCAATGCGAAGGCCACCGACAGGACGCACATCGGCCGGCCCGCGCATCATTGCGGCCTTGACATCTGCCGCAGGGATCAGCGCATTGCTCACCGAGCTTTCGTAATTTCGGTCAATCTCTTGAGCAACAATCACCGGATCAAGCGATTCGCACTGCCGCTGATACCACGCCTCGTCTTTACGCGGATCGTCTCGCCAATCAAAAACGAATTTCTTGATCTTGCCGCCGTGCGCTTTTCGATAGAACGGATTACCTGCACCGTTCGGTGTGCTCACATCCACCTTGCAGTTGGATGTCTGCGAAAGTGCTGCGTCAATAGCTTCCGCGTGCTCGTAAAAAGCGGACTCGTCCTTAAAATAGATCGAGGTGCGATTGCCTCGCCCGATGTTATCGCCCGCTTCGCCAACAATGCTGGATCCGTTTTCCGGGTTCAGGATGCGCATATGCGGCGCATGTTTTGCCTCGTCCCACCCGACCGGGCGAAACTCAACCGGCAGCAGATTGATGAACTGCCGAGCTTTCCAGAAAAGCGATTTCGGATCGCCGATCTTGTCGACGTACTCTTCTTTTCGGCTCCCGAAGCCGACCACCGTTCCTGGATGGAAAAGCCACATCCATACGGCGAACGCTACGCACAGCCATGAAACCCCCATGTCCCGCGATTTCTCGACAAGCGCGTCCTCGCGCCCACGCCAAACCGCATGCACGAACTCGATGAAATCCCGCTGCTTCACAAACAAGACGAACGGAACCACGGTCGGCATGCCTATTTCCGCCAATCGCGGGTCGAACGTCATGCCCCAGTCCGTCACAAACGCAACAGGATTGCCCTTGTAATACTCTTTCAGCCCAGCCAGAATCTCCGGTGTCGCCCGGATGTTGGAAAGCCGCTCGGCCCTCTGCTCATACACCAAAGCGTAATTCGGCGACTTCCAATCAAATTCCATCACATCGGCAACCCACTACATATAGTATGTTCGCCGATATAACGCCGCATTTTTCTACACTCAACAGGCTATTTAGTAGTCCCACCGTCAAGCATTCGACGATAAGCCTCTTCCGGGGTGATCGATACGCTTTGCTGGATTGGCGGCAAATCCTCGGCGCCTCCAACCTGAATCTTGTCCCCGTACTTTTTTGGACGCAGTTTGCCCATCAGCCACTTCTTATTGTCGGCCTCCAGCCGGACAGCCGCAGCCGAAGCCTTATTTACTGTCCTCACGATGCTCCCATTGACCATCAGGGGCACGCCGTCGACCTCAACCGGAACCCACGCCTTTTCGTGCAACTCCAGGAACTCTTCGCCCAAATAGTCGGCCTGATCCTCCTTGGCTCGCGCGTATTTCTCGGATAGCGCTTTATCGTCCGACATCCACTGACAGATAGTGGAGTAATCGGGCAGCTCGAATCCGTCCTTTCCTGCCTTGAGGATCGAGCCTAAGCTGCGCGAACTTGTCGCCAGCTCATTGCAGACATGCGCCATCACCGCGTCACGATTCCACGATTGGCGATTAAGCATGAGCGGGTTTGGCTTGCCTGCGGCCTGTTTTTTTGCCGCCATTACGCGAACCGCTTTGCAGGGATTTGCTGCTGCGGCGCATAGGCGCGGTCGAACTCGCCTTGAGCAGCCGCGTCATCCATCGCCCCGCCGCCCTTCACAGCGGCCACGATCATCTCGACGGCTTGCGACAGCCCTTTGACCGGGGTAGGCTCTGCCGTCTCCTGGCCGTCGCGCTCCACGCCTACGGATAGCTTGCCATCGGCAGACACATACAGGCAGACGGTAAAGCCGCCATCGCCCTCTTCGCCGGTCATCGGCTCGGTCATGGGATCGTTCATTAGCGTTTCCTTATATTCCTGCACAACAAAAAGCCAGCGGACCATTTCTGGCCGGCTGGCTTGTCAGTAACCCGCATGGTGCGCGGCGATCTTGCGATCCAGCCTACATCCGCTTTTTGCGGGCGCAAGTAGGCCCGCGTGGTAATTATTGACTATTGGTTAGCTCGTGTCAATAGGTTTTCTCGATCCAACAGCGGAGTCACCTTGCAAGGTTCGTCTACTACTTGTTAGCAGGCAAAAGCATGTCGCCCTGCACCGCCGTATCACCAGCGCCGACTTTTGCATCCTCGAACAGCCGAGGCTGTGCGTAGGCTTGTTCTATTCGGCGGCAGGCTATGTCAAAGTATTTGCGCTCGCGTTCGATGCCGACGAACTGCAAACCCATCCGGGCGCAGGCAACACCTGTTGTCCCGCTCCCCATGTAAGGGTCAAAAACAGTGCGCGGGTTTCCTGCCTGTTCGATGCACCACTCCATCAAGCCAATGCTTTTCTGTGTCGGGTGGTAAGCGCCCTCGTAATGCCACCGCGCTGGCCCGTGCCATACCTGCGACCACATGCGCACAGATTGCCGTCGAATGCTAGACCACGCGAGTTCGCAGTCTCCGAAGCAAATCTGAGAGGGCTTGCCGTCGCCACGCTTGTTGAAAACTAACCACCCGCCGTTCTCTGGCAGCTTTTGCGCAAAGTATTGAGCGCCCCAGATCACATGCACCTTTGCCAGTGGCAGCAAAAATCCAGGGTCAAACGGTTCGTCGTCGCCTATCACGCGGTCGTATTCTTTGCCGCGCCCGCGATCAATACCGCTGTAGTCGGTGTCAAGCGCCATCCCATAGGGCGGATCGGTAATCACGGCGTCAAACTTTGGTAACAACGGCAGCACTTCGCGGCAGTCGCCGTGCCACAGTTCGCAATTCCCGATTGTCACTTTCTCAGCCATCATCACTCCGTTTTACGTTTTGCCTGCCAACCCGTCGGTCAAGCGGACGGCGGAAAAGCACCGCCGCCGCTTACCTTGGCGTTAGGGGTTTCCGTTTCTCCAGCGCTATTCGCATAGCTTTGTCCCATCGCGCTCATCCAAGCACCCGCCGCGCCCGTGCCCAGAAATCGCGCACCGCCTCGACAAGTCTGGCATCGGCATCCGGTCGCCGACTCCTTAGCACGTCGCCAAAGATATACCGGCATTCCAGCATCGTCCTGCTCACGGTGGGAAGATCCCAGATGATCGTGTCGCAAATCTGCGCGACCTTTGCATCTTCAGCAGCCGCAAGATCATCGACAGTGTCGAAGCCACGCCCACCTGTCGATAGCCCTGAAGACTTTGATCGATACCCGCTCGCCGACGATGTAGATTCGGCACGGCGCCATTCGCCCCATCCGATCAGGTGGTATTCGGCCACTGCCATGTCATCCATGCCGCTCATGCGCGCCTCCAGTCGATGCAACGATCAGTTTTCGCCACCAACCGCTTGTACAGCCGGCAGGACAGCCGCCAGCCCAGGATGTGCATGCGGCGCTCGGAATGTTTGCAGTTCTCACAAGACAAATTCACTCGCTTCCCCCTTTAAGTGCCTTCAGCTTCGCCCGGTAAAAATCCCTGATCTTTTTTAAGTCATCGACGCTGTATTTCCGCGCCTGGTTGTCTGCTTCCAGTGCTTCAACTTCTGCCCATCCGATCCGGGCAACAAGTCCTATCCGGTAATCCACGGCTCGTCCTGCCCCGTAGCGGTTGCACACCTTTCTCTGCGCATGTGCATTGCGCTCGTCAAATCTCAGGTGAGGCGCGCTGCCGGTTGATCTGTAGTGTCCGCAGTCATACCCTCCACCGACTGCTTCGAGCGTCAGCGGCTTTCCGCAGCAAATGCAGGGCTTGTCCTTGTCCCGGTATCGAACGAAGGCATTGAATGCCACCTGGGCGTCTTTCAGCCACTCACTACGGGGCTTGATGGCCAGCTTGCGAGCGCGGATTTCCTTCAGCTCCGATTTCTGCCGCTGTTGTTTGGCATACTCTGCCGCGCATTCCGGGCCGCATGCCTTGTGCGTCATAGATCGACGGATAAAAACGCTCTTGCAGATTGCGCACCTGGCCAAATCAAACACCCCTCTCTGCCGAAAAGGCATGGATCATTTCGATCAGGTCGGAGAATTCCCGCTTCCCCAACCGGCTTGTTGATGTCCCGAGCATCACCACCCCACCATCAATCCCTGCCGACATCCGGACGTGCCGCTTAAGCGCAGCTGTAAATATCTGCTTCCAGTCATCCGGAGAAAGGATCGTCATTTCGCCATTGACCGGCCACAGAACCGACTTGGATATGGCGGTCAGCAACTCCCACATCAGCGCGTTTTGCTCCAGGCTGCGCGTCGGCTCGCCGATCCTGACCACATACCCATCCGGCGCAGCCATGACCGCATCCGCAGCCCTCTGCCGCGCCTGGTCATGGACAAGCCGGAATGCCTGCTTCATGCTCCCGTCGAACCGAATCCACCGTCACCACGCGCCGAATCAGCCAGGTCTTTGACCTCGTTAAATTCGACACGCGGATACGGAACGATCATGGCCTGAGCGATACGGTCGCCATGCCTGACCACAAGAGGCTCCATGTGCGTCAGCACCCGTGTGAGCATCACCTTGACCTCGCCACGGTAGTCCGAGTCGATCACGCCTACGCCATTGGACAGGCATGTGTTTGCCCGCATCGCATGACCCGACCGGCTGAAAACAAGCATCACATGGCCCTGGGGAACCTCGAAAGCCAGCCCGGTATCAATGACCGACATTCCGGTCACGCGGATTTCCTCACCTCGATCCGCGAAACAGGCGTGCAGGTCAAAACAAGCCGCGCCATCCGTCGCATAGCGGGGGATGATCGCGTTCGGGTTTGTTTTCTTGATCTTCACTTTCATTTAAGCCTCTCCCGCGCACATCCCCGACACCGCCAGTCCTCATCGCGCTTGTCGTAGTGGCACGCCGTCGACATCACGAACGGCACCCAGCGCATCCGATAGACGGAGAGGATCAGCCCGAACATGCGGAAGTGAAACAGGCCGTCGCGCGCCCAAAAACCTTTCGCCGACTTCTTGTTGGCGCAGCCCCAGGGCTTGACCATCAGTTCCGCGCCTCCGCATCGAAGATCAAACCGAACCCCACACCGCCCGGATGTCCTCGACGAGTTGCCGCATCGCCGCATCGCCGCGTTTCTGCTTGACCAGCAGGTAGAACTCCTCCCGCTCCGTCTTCGCCCAGCGCGCCACCGTTCGGGCCTCTGTCAGGCGGCGAAACTCTTCGCGCCAAGTGCAGAGCATGATTTCGCATGGCGCTCGGCCGCACATTCGTTTGTCCTTGCGTGTAGATCAGGTGGGTGATTGCGTGCATCACGCCTGCCCCTTCAGTTCGCCAGTCGCGCACGCGCGGCCCATTCCCGGTGACGATCCGCCCATCCCTCACCGTGATCGTCTTGCGGCAATCTCTGCACTGGAAGCGCTCACCGCCCTTCGCGGCAGCGCCTTTTCGGTAGAGCATCCCGCCGCAGTTAGCGCAGGTCTTCATGCGGCAAGCCGCTCCGTGATTTCGACCTTGCCCATACTCCAAACCTCCCCCAGCGCCTCGGACGCGAGGTTGATCTGAACGGGAAGCAGGCGCTCGCCGGACAGGTATTTCTTGCGCAGCGCATGCGCCCACCACGGCCCCGCCGCATGCGGGTCTTTCTTTCCGACCTTCGCCGAGATTTCCTGCACGCGCGCAGACGCATCATCGCGCGACAGCGGAGCCGGCGGAGGAAGCGCAGGGCCAGCGCCTTCGCGCCGCGCAGAGATTCGGCAGAGAGCGATGAACTCCGGCAATGTCGGCGGAAACGGCCGCTCATCGAGCGCTTCGAGCGCGGCCTTGATCGACAGCGGATGGCCTGCGAACCCGCCGAGCTTCAGCCCCCAATACCGCTTCACGGTTTCGATGTCCTGCCCAGCCCATAGGTCGGCAAACTTCGCGCCGTAGTTGCAGGCCATGTGCGAGAAGATCCGCTCGACCCACTCAGCCGGCAATACGGACTGCTGTTGATTCGATTGACTCACGCTGCTGCTCCTTGGGGGTCGTTGTTCGTCCGCCGGTCAGGCCGGCGATGGTTGCGGTTCTGGTTTCGGTCAGGGTCTTGCGGCGACCAGCCGGCGAGTCGCGCGCATTGGCCTCGATCCTCTGCGGGTCTTCGAGAAGCGCCGGGGCGATGTACTTCAATCCGATTCTGCGCCCAGGGTTCGCCGCCATCTTCGCGCGCGCAAGCTCGACGATTTCCTCGTCGGTGCGCTTGGCTAGGATCGCTTCCCAAGCGTCTTCGGTCAGGTAGTGGGGGGCCGCGTCAGCCATCCCAGCTTTCCGAAGCAGTCCGCAGACGAGCCCTTTGCGAGTGGATGCATCGGCTCCATGGCCCAACACCGGTTCACCTACCTCTTCACTCTTTACGGAGATAGGTTTACTCCTATCGACTCCTGTCGACTCCTCTCCACTCCCCTCCGGGGGTGAACCATCGATGAGCATTCCGCTAGTGTTCGAATACTGTTCGGAGACTGTTCGGCGAACACCAGTCGAACTTTGTGACGCCGCACGCCTTTTCGGAGCTCCTTCTGGAATGGTTCCGTCAGGCATCGGGTACTTGTAGGTCGGCTGGTCTATCTTCTGGTGATGCCATCCGGTGACATGCCAGTACGCTTTGCCTTGAGCCTCGTATTCTTCGATGAGCCCGTTCGCAACAAGGTCAGCGACCATTGATTCAATATCCGAAGACATCAGGTCGTCCGCAGGGAAAACCTCGGCTTTGAGAGTCTTTACGCTAGCCGGATGATTTCCAGCGTCATCGCAAAAGTTCCACATTCCGATGAACAGTAGGCGAGCAATTGGCGAGCATTCCATTACTTGCTCGGCCGTCCAGAACTCAGGCTTCACGCTGCGAATGCGGGCCATATCAGAACAAAGCCCCCTGCTCAGGCGGAATTGCCACTGGCCGTATCGTCACGCCCGAGATCCGATCCTTGCGCTTTGGTAGCTCGACAAGTTCCTTGGGTAATACCCTTGCCCTGATTTCAAAGGGATTAAGACGGACGATATTCATGTCAGGCGGCTTTCTTGGTCTTGGTTCAGAGAATCTCGCAGTTTCATCAACTCAATGTAGAGGTCAGACCTGCAAGTCTTTGTTTCTCCGTTGCGAATTCGCCAGATTGTTGGCTGCGAGCATACGATTCCAACCCTCTCGGCTATCTCCGAATCCGACAATCCGTGCTTTGTTGAAATTTCTATCGTGATTTGTTTTGCTGTATCCATAACCTAGATCATATACGCGAATGAATAGCACTGTCAATACAATGGCGCACGACTGTTTGCGTGCCAGGAGTCCATGCGCTTACCTCTACAGTTTTCTTGACTGCTCCCCCACGGCTAAAGCCGGGGGATTCCCAAGGCTTAGACATGGCAGGCTCCTTCCGTTAGCGTGTCCAGTCCGACACGGAGAATGTTCGCGGCCGCATTGCGGTCCCTGTCGTGGATCGCACCGCAATCCA